CGGCCTGTTCGCCTGGGACCTCGGCAACGGCGAAGCGGTCGTCGACGTCGCGTTCACCGTCAAGTCTGAGACTGAGGCGTGGGCGGAGGTGGAGCGGCTGATGCGACCATCGATGCGTCTGGCCATTACCCCCAGTCTGGAGATTCACCTGCCCCGCCAGTTCGAGCGGCAGAAGGTGATCGTCGGCTACGTCGAGCTGCTGAAATGGACCGGACTGATCCGGTCGATGGTGATCGACGGACGCGTCCGCCATCGTGGCAGCCGGCAGCTCGCCGACCAGGTCGAACGCGCCGTCGCGGTGACCACGAAGAACGGGTACGCCCTGTCGTCGCAGAAGTCGCCCGGGCCGATCGAACTCACCAGGTGCATGGTCTGGGCGGTTGCGTTGGCTACCCGGTCCCGGTGGAAGTCGAAACCCAGCATTGGGATGGCACGTCAGGTCTGATCTTTTATCTCCGGTTCTGTGCACACCTGATGACGGGATCCTGTGGATAATGGTGTCGTGGGATTCTTCACGCGCACCAGCAAGCAGGATTCACCCGGACAGAGGGTGGCTGCGGCTGAGGTGTCGGCGGCGACCATCGCAGCGGTCTCTACTACTGGCGTGGGCCGGGACCGGGCGATGTCGATCCCGACCGTGGCGCGTTCGCGGGACCTCCTCGCGACCATTGTCGGAAGTCTGCCGATCCGCCACCTGGCGACGGTCACGCAGCCAACCGGCGACGTCGAGGAGGTCCCGCTTCCCCTCGAAGGCTGGATGATCCAACCCGACCCGGCGCGCACCCGGTCGTGGATGCTCGCGTGGACGTTCGACAGCCTGTACTTCTACGGGTACGCGGCCTGGTACGTGACGTCCCGGTACTCAGACGGCCGGCCGGCCACGTTCACCCTGCTCCCACCGGAGAACGTGTACGTGAACGCGACGACGTTCATCGGGAACGCACCGTTCGGCGCGTACACGATCGAGGTCGCCGGCAACGTCATCCCGGACCGGGACCTGGTGATGTTCTGGTCGCCGACCGAACCGCTCCTTCGGACCGGCTACCGGGCGATGCTCCTGTCCGAGCGGCTCGACTTGTCCGCCCTCCGGTTTGCTGCGAACCCGGTCGCGATGGGCTACCTCCGCCAGGTCGGCGGCGAACCCTTGTCGTCGGACGAGCTGTCCGAGCTGGCCCAGGCGTGGGCGTCGGCCCGGGCTGAGGGCGCGATCGGCGCGCTGAACGAGTTCACCGAGTGGCACGAGTCCGGGCTCGACCTGACGAAGTTCCAGTCGTTGGAGTCCCGGCAGCATCAGGCCCTCGAGCTGGCCCGCGTGTGCGGCATCTCCCCGTACCTGGTCGGCGCACCGACCGGCACCGGGATGACGTATCAGAACGCGCAGCAGGCGCAGGAGCAGCTCCTCATCGACGCGCGCCCCTACATCGAATGCATCGAGCAGACGCTCAGCGCGTCGCCGATCCTCCCTCGTGGGCGCATCGTCCGGCTCGGCCGGCACGACGACGGTCGTGTCGAGACCGCCGCCCGGGTATCGCAGCAGGTGTACCTCGCCGTCGACAGCGGTGTGCTCACTCGCGACGAAGCCCGTCGCATGATCCGAGAAGCCGGCGCAGACCTCGAGGAGGACAACGCGTGAGACTGACCCTGAACGCACCGATCCAGGTGGACGCCGCCCCGGCCGGGCAGGCTGGCCGCCGCACGATCAGCGGGATCGCCGCCCCGTACGGGATCAACGCGCACGCGTCGACCGGCTGGGTGCGGTTCGAGCCGGGCAGCCTCCCGGTCGACGGTCCCGCCCCGAAACTGATCCGGGACCACAACCTGTCCGAGCCGATCGGCATCGTCACCGCCCGCGTCGCCACCGACGAAGCGGTCATGTTCGAGGCGAAGATCAGCCGCACCGCAGCCGGCGACGAAGCCCTCACCCTCGCCGAGGACGGTGTGCTCGACGCGGTCAGCGTCGGCGTGAACGTCCTGGACTACGAGATGGACGGCGACATCGTCGTTGTGAAGGCCGCCGACTGGCAGGAGCTGTCGCTCGTCCCGTTCGGCGCGTTCCCCGAGGCCCGAGTCCTCGAGGTCGCCGCCGTCCCCCAGATCGAGGCCCAGCCGCAGGCTGGTGCCATCGAAGAACCGGCCGAGGCTCCCGCCGCGGTCGAAGCCGAAGAAGAACCCGAGCCCTCCGAGGAGGAGGCACCAAAGTCCGAGGAGGACCCCGTCATGGCCGAGGCCACCACCCCCACCGCGCCGCTGGTCATCACGGCGCAGCCCCGCAAGGTCACCGCCGGTCAGTACCTGTCGGCGATGCTGCGCGGTGAACAGCTCCCCCGTGTCGAAGCCGTCGCCGCCGAGGACGTCCTCGCCGACATCGCCGGTCTCCTCCCGGAGCCGCTCGTCGGCGACGTCTTCAACAACCTGTCGCTCGCCGACGCCGGCCCGCTCCTCACCGCCCTCGGCACCCGTGCGATGCCTGGCAGCGGCGAGACGTTCTACCGTCGGAAGATCACGACGCACACGTCGGCCGCCCAGCAGGTCGCCGAGTTCGACGAGCTGTCCTCCACGGCGATGGTCGTCGACCGCATCCAGGTCGACAAGAAGACGTTCGGCGGTTACGTCGACGTCTCCGAGCAGGCGGCCGGCTGGTCCGACCCGGCGCTCCTCGGCCTGATCCTCGAGGACATGGCCCGAGTGACCCGGCAGACGTTCAACGCGTACGTCGCGAGTGAGCTCGTCGGCGGGATGGGCACGGCGACCTCGACGGTCACCGACTTCACCGACGGCGACGAGGTGATCGAGGACCTGTACCTCGCCGCCGCTGAGATGCGCGCGAACTTCGGTGCGATGCCGACCCACCTGCTCGTCTCGACGGGCGTGTGGGCGAAGCTCGGCGCGGCGAAGGACTCCGGCGGGAACCGGATCTTCCCGTACCTCGGCCCGTCGAACGCAGCCGGCACCGCGGCCGGTGTCACGTCCACGATCATGAACCCGCTCGGGCTCACTCTCGTGGTGGACGACGCCCTCGTCGTCTCCCCGGCGACCGACGCGGCGATCGTGTTCAACGCCCGGTCGTTCGAGGTGTACGAGGACGTCCGCGGTGGCATCCGCGTCGACCAGCCGGCGACCCTGTCGACCCGCATCGCGTTCCGCACGTTCGGTGCGACGGCGGACATCGACCTCGCCAACGGCGCCCTGTCGCTGATCTGATCCCCTTCCCTCGACGAGCCTGGAGACGCTGACCGGTGAGCTACGACGTCCTGTTCGCAGCACGCGACGCTAACGACGTCGTGACCCTCACCCTGGACAGCGTCTCCGGGCTCGTCGTCGGGGAACACGTCCACGTTTACAACGTCGGCAACCAGGTCGACGGCGGGCACACGCTCACCGGTGTGGACGTCGGCGAGGTGCAGGTCACGTTCGTCGACGGCGGGCAGACGTTCGCCGAGGTTGCCGTCACCGGTCTCCTCGTCTCCCAGGTCACGTGGATCACCGACGCCGACGTCGAGGACGTCATCGGCGTCGTCGCCGACGTCGACTTCCTCACGATGGTGACCGACGCTGCGAACGACTGGGCGTACCGACGCCGGTTCGAGGCCGGGTACATGGACAACCCGACCGTTGCGCCGGGCAGCTCGGCGAAGCTCGGCACCGTCATGTACGCCGTCGCCCTGTACCGGGAGAAGGGCAGCGTCGACTCGTTCCAGTCGTTCCAGCAGATGCCGATGGTCGCCCCGACCGGGACGATGGGACAGATCCTCCGACTGCTCGGCATCGGTAAGCCGCGGGTCGCGTGATGGGCGCCCTGAACGACCTGACCGCCGACCTGGCTAACACCCTGTCCGGGCAAGGGCTCGAGGTAATCACCGACCCTCGGCAGCTGCGCCCGAACGTGTGCCTGATCGAGCCGCCCCGCGTGAGCGGGATCAGCGGCAACCTGTCCACCGTCGAGTGGGACGTGCAGATCTGCGCGCAACCCCCGGGTGACGACACCGCCGTCGCCCTCCTCCTCGACCAGGTGGACACCATCATCGAGGCGGTCCCCGTGACCTCCGCGACCCCGGGCGTGTTCTCGTCCGGAGGGCAGGACCTGCCCGCCTACACCTGCACCGTCCGTCAGACCATCCGGAGGAACTAACAATGGCAGCCAACGTCATCACCGGCCGCGCACTCACGATCACCATCGACGGCGACGACTGGTCGTCGCAGACGGCGGAGTGTCAGCTCACCCCGAGCCAGTCGATCACCCAGTACATCACCCTGTCCGACTCGGCGTCGACGGTTACCCCGGCGACGTGGGAGCTGACGGTCCGAGCGTTCCAGGACTGGGACAACGCGACGTCCCTGTTCGAGGCGCTGTGGACCGCTGCGACCGCTGGCACCGCGGTGGCGTTCACGCTCGCCGTCGCTGGCGGCGGTTCGTTCAGCGGGAACGTGCTCCCGGTGTTCCCGTCCGCCGGCGGTGCGGCCGACTCGGCGCTCGAAGCGGACCTGACGTTCCCGGTCGTCGCCGGAGTCACCTACACGCCGTGAGGCTGTAGCCTCCCGGGTCATGGCCGCACGTCTCACCATCCACTACACGCTCGCCGACGGTACCGCCGCCGAGGTCAAGGTGCTCCCCGCTGCCATCATGGCGTGGGAGCGGAAGTACAAGACCAAGGTGTCAAGGCTCGCCGACGGGATCGGGATGGAGGACCTGATGTTCCTCGCCTGGGAGGCTGCCCGGTTCGCCGGTCGGAACGTCCCGTCCACGTTCGACGACTTCGCCGCCCAGGTGGAGGAGATCGGCGAACCGGAGGCCGATCCGGTGGACCCTACCAACGAGGCAGCCTCGGCTACCTCGTAGCACTCGTCGCCGTCGAGACCGGGATCAGCCCGGCCGAGCTGGTCGACGACCCTGAGATGCTCGCCACCCTGTGGCAGGTGCTCGAGGACAAGGCGGAAGCCCAGCGGAAGGCGGCACGGCGGCGATGACGAAACTGAACTACGGGATCAAGGTCGAAGGGCTACCCGAGCTGTTTCGTGACCTTGGCCGCATCGACCCGGAGCTGCGGAAGGCTGCGGTGAAGCGGGTGTACGCGGTCGGTCAGATCATCCGGAACGAAGCCCGAACCCGCGTCCCGGCCGATGCACCGATGTCTGGCTGGCAGCGTCGTCGAGGCGCACGCGGGAAGTGGGTGTGGAACCCATCCCGGTCCCGGTCCCGTATCCGGGTAAAGGTGTCGACCGGCAGCGTCAAGAAGGACGAAATCCGGCTTATCCGGGTGATCCAGTCCGACGCAACCGGGTCGATCTACGACATGGCGGGCCGCAAGTCCGGAGGCCGGTCCGATCGTGGCCGCCAGTTCGTGCAGAACCTGAACCGGCGAGGCCGGGCGTCGCGCACCATGTGGCCGGCTGCGGAGGCGAAGGAATCCGAGATCGAGCGGGCGTTGCGTGAGGCGATCGACGACATGGCGGACACCGTGAACCGGAGGATGCGCTAATGGCGATCGTTGTCCCCATCCTGTCGAAGTACGACCCGCAGGGTGTCCGGCAGGCGCAACGGTCCCTGGATGACTTCGGTCGCGGCGTTAGCGACTTCGCGAAAAAGGCTGCGGTCGGGATCGGCATCGCCGTCGCCGGGCTCGGTGCGTTCGCCGCGTCGTCGATCAAGGCGGCCGAGCAGGCATCGACCGACAACGCTCGCATCCGGCAGATCACCGAATCCATGGGGCTCTACGGGGACCAGATCGGTGCGGTGAACAAGCAGCTCGACGAGTACGCGAAGACGACGGCACGGCAAACCGGCGTCGACCTGACTGTCATCAAGCAGACACAGGCGAAACTTCTCACGTTCCAAGACCTCGCCGTGTCGGCCGGTCAAGTTAACGGTGCCTTCGAGCGGGCAACCGCCGCCGCTGTTGACTTGGCTGCGGCCGGGTTCGGCGAGGCCGAACAGAACGCTGTCCAGCTCGGCAAGGCGTTGCAGGACCCGATCAAGGGCATCACCGCGCTCGCCCGGTCCGGCGTCACGTTCACCGACGTCGAGAAGGACATGATCGCCGAGCTGGTCCGCGCGAACCGGACCGCCGAGGCGCAGGACTTGGTGCTGAAGTCGATCGAACGACAGGTCGGCGGGACCGCCCGAGCGACCGCCAACGCGTCGGACAAGATGCGCGTGTCGTTCGAGCAGATCAAGGTCGCAGTCGGCGAGGCGTTGTTGCCGTTGTTCGACCGGCTGACGAACTTCGTCGTGAACCGGCTGGTTCCAGCGTTCGAGAGGTGGTGGGCGGAGAACGGTCCGAAAGTTATCGAGTTTCTGAGCAAGCTCGCCGACTGGCTTGGCCGGATAATCACCGTGTACCTGCCGTTGTTCATCCAGTACGTGACCACCTTGTACAACGGCATCGCGAACTGGTGGTCCGAGCAGGAAACGTTGCAAGGCTGGCTCGACAAGTTCGGCACCTGGCTGGAGGAGAACCCCGACAAGGTGCTGAAGCTCGCCGCGGCGCTTCTCGCCGTGTACGCGGCCATCAAGCTCCTCGCCGTCATCACCGCGTTCGTGTCCGCCATCCAAGCGCTCGCAACGTGGGGAAGCGCAGCGGCTAGCGCGATCGGCGCGATCACCGCCGCCCTCGGTGGCGCTGGCGTCCTGATCACCACGATCGGCGTCGGCATCGGCGTCATCGGCGGATTCATCCTCGCAACCGACAAGCTCGTCGCAGGCTGGCGAACCTTGCGCGACCTTGTCGACGCCGTCATCGGCAAGATCCTCTACGGCGGAGGATTCAGCCTCGGCGACCTGCTTCCAGGACCCGGCAGCCTGATCCCGAGTCGGCCCAGCGGAGGCATCCTCCCGTTCGCGAACGGTGGGATCGTCACGTCGCCGACGATCGGCCTGATCGGCGAAGCCGGTCCGGAGGCTGTCATCCCGCTTGACCAGATGGGTGCGATGGGCGGCGTGAACGTCACCGTGAACGGTGCGCTCGACCCGGTCGCCGTCGCGAACCAGATCAACCGGATCTTGCAGCAGCGCGGCTACCGGAACGGTGCGCTGACGTGAGTCACACGGTCGTTCTGGAGATCGACGGCGTCGCCTACGACGACAAGGCCATCGAGGGCGTCACCATTCGGTGGGGTCGCCAGTCGGTGCAGGACCAACCGGAGCCGACGTCGTGTTCCGTGTCGTTCGTCCGGGACTCGAACCTCGGCACGATCGACGTGACCGACATCAAGGTCGGCGCGCAGCTGAAGATCGACGTGACCCCGTCCGGTCAGTCAACAGCACGCCGGTTCTTCGGGATCATCACCGACGTCGACGTGAACTACTACACGATCGACGTAGCGTGCGTGGCGACCGGGATCTACACGCTGCGCCAGCTCGGCTACACGATCGCTGCGAACAACGTCGCGTTCGCCATCGAGGAGAACGCGTCACTCGCCGTCACCCAGGTGTACTACGGCGCAGCGTTGCAGTCCGGCGTCGACCTGCTCGCGACCCCGTTGCCGACCCGGTACCCGCAGATCAGCGTCGACGGCGACTACCCGAACGGCCACCCGGACGTGTCGTTCCTGTTCACCACAGACCCGACCGAACCGCCGGTCACTTGGCGACTGTTGGAGTTCGTGAACGATTGGGCGAACTCGGTCCCGTCCGGTGTGATCTGGGAGGACATGCTCGAGGTCGGCGGCGTCGACAACGTGAACGTCGTATTCGCCGGTCAGCTCGCTCGCGACGTCGTTCTCACCCCAGCGGTGACGCTCACTCAGGACGAGGTGGTGCTCGACTGGACGTCGTCTCGGGACCTTGGCCTGTTCTGCACGGCGTCGACCATCTCGTACACGGGACCGGTGAACACGACGACCTGGGAGTACGACACGCCTGGCGAGGAAGCGTACCTGTCGAGTCTCACGACCACCTGGGGCGGTTTCGCCAAGGACTACTCGGTCCCGCTTGTCTACGCTGCCGACGCTGCCGAGCTGGCGAAAGTGAACGTGCAGAACGGCGAGGTCCCCGGCTACGTCACCGAGGTCACGATCCCGCTCGCGACGCTCGCCGCCGCACGACAGTCGACAATCGTGACGAACCTGCTGAACGGCAGCCTGTGGGAAACCCCAACCCTCGCGACCGGTGTACCGACCCTGTACTTTCTCGAGGGCTACACGGAGACGATCAGCCGGGCTGACTGGACGTTGCGCCTGATGCTGTCCGACCCGTCGAACTCGTGGTACGGGCAACGCTGGCAGGACGTCACGTCCACGCTGCAATGGGGTCAGGTCGGCGCGACGACTACCTGGCTCGACCTACAAGGACAGGAGCTGTAGATGGCTGGCACGACCACGAAGATGGGTATCCAGTACCCGACATCGACCGACCTGGTCAAAGACGGCGCTACCGCCATGCAAACCCTGGCCACGGACGTCGACAACAAGTCCGGCCTCGTGTTCATCAAGTCGCAAACGGTCGGGACAGGCGTCACCACCGTGACCGTCAACACGGCCTTTTCGACCAACTTCGACAACTACAAGATCATCTACATGGGCGGCAGCTCGTCCACTTTCGCTGATCTTTGGCTACGGCTCGGCGCTACCGCGACCGGTTATTACATGGGCGGGTCCTTCACGGCGTACAACTCCGCTACCGTGACAGCTTTGGCGACCGGCCTCGCGGCACAATGGACGTATTCCGGCATCGCCGACCCATCAGGCAACGCGTTGTCAGTCGAGGTGTACCAGCCCTACCTGGCAGACCAGTCGGGCATCGCAGCGCAGTTCTTCAGCCTCGGGAACACCCGAGTCGGCGGTGCCACCTTTGGCGTCCTGAACAACACGACGAGCTACACGGCGTTCACGATCCTTGTGTCCGCCGGCACCATCACCGGTGGCACGATTCGCGTGTACGGATACAACAAGTAAGGACCGCACCGATGGACACCTGGACTCGTCAAGAACTGGAGACGGCATACCCGCTCGGGACCGTCTACGAACAGACCGACGACGACCTCGAGCCGCTCACCGCTGAGGACTGGTCCGAATGGATCGACGGTCAGGTCGGCATGCCGAAGCACCCGGTCTCAGCGACGGGGCCGACGTCGTGAGCATCGTGAACTGGCAGAAAGCGATCCTGCTGGGCCTCGGCCTGGTCGCCGTCGTCGTCCTCGGCATCGCCGGCGTTCTCTCGTCCGAAGCTGTGGCCGGCGCCCTGTCGATGGT